GACGAAAAAATAATTGATGTATGGAATGAAAAAAAAGACATAATAGTAAAGGAGCTACACTAATGAAAAACTTTTATTATACTTTAGCTGCTATACTTGGCTTTGTAAATATGATTGGTATTATAACAGTCATGTATATAATCATTAACTAATGATTGAATTATTTTCAGGCTATAACATTTACGAAGTTATATTTATTATCTTGGCTTTGTATTTTGTTATGGCTTGGAAGTTTAGATAACTACAAATATGGAAAATAAAAAAACAATAATACTAAATGGCTTGGATGTTGTAACCAATAGAAAAATGATCAGCATTAAACTTCCCATATGGAAGAAGTTAATTAGCTGCTCAAGACATGAAGAGATAACAATAACTAAGTTAATAGATAAGTTAATCACTAAATATATTGAGGATAATAACTACGATATAGAAAAAATATTTAATGATAACTTAGAAGTAAAACAGGATGTTCTTACGAGCTTAATTGATTATAACTTTAATACTCAAGATCAAATAGAATATAAATAATTACTGATCTATTATATCTGGCTTGGCTTGGTTGATCTCTTCGTATTTATTATATTGAGCCTCAAGGGTCGGTGAATCTAGCCAAGAAACGACTATGTTATTAGTGGTGTTTTTATTTAAAGTAAGATCTTTTTTATCACTATATAGATCGCTAGTTTTACCTGCAATCCATTGAATAAACTTTGTTTTTTCTCTTATCCAACTAATAAGATTTGGATCTAAAGTGTCTTGATTTATATCGGCTTGGTAAACATCTAATAAGTGGTCCACAATATTTTGAATACCAATTTTTCTGCAACTCTCAACTTTTGCTTTTAGTTCCTTATTGTTTTCTTGATTTAAGAAGTCGTAAAACTTCTTCAAGTTGATCGGTAATATTCCTTCCTTCCTTATACTTGCTAGAGTTTTTCCTTCGGATAGCTGCTCTAATACTGTATTTAGAACTGTATCTTCCAAGGTTATCAACTCTTGGCTTGACTTTTTCGTAGTAGTAATTTCTGACATAATCTAAATCCTTATCTCTAAATTGTTTTAAACTTGCAAGGCTTTTAATCTTCTTCTCATCTGTATAACCTGGCTTGTTATACCCTCCTCTATTAGTTCTATCTCTGAAGCCATAGAAGTTTGTATTTTGACCACCATGAAATCTGCATTTATAAATCTGAAACCCATGCTTGTTAAAACTATTGGTAGGAAACCCTTTAGCCTGACATGGCTTTCCAGATAACTTTGACATACCAGAACAGAATATCTTTTTAGATTTAAATCCTGCCATATCATTAGAATTTATTCTTCTTCATTTCCCATGGCTTGATACCATTAGCCTTATTATATTTAACACGAGCAACGTACCTTTCACTTCTCTGCTTACCATTGGATTGAAGAGCCTCTGTTATCTTTTGTTTAGCAATAACTTCAGGCAGTAATTTTTTTTGGAGTAGCTCTTGCTGTTTATAATCCAACACTAACTTCATGTACCATTTATAAGTTGGGTTATTTAATAGATTGTTAGTATCGGCAGGGGATAGACCATGTAGAAACCTATACAATGTACTAATCAATACATCTTTATCGTTCTTATACTTGTTTATTATATCATCTACTCTTTTATCATTATCCATTTTATTATTAGAATTATTTCTATTAAGATATATATTAAAGTTATCTTTATTAATACCAGTCAGCCTGACTGCACCAATCAGTCCCCCTGACGTATCACTCATGTCCACCTGACTGCTACCTACCATTAAAACAGGGTTAAGTTTATACAAATTAGTAGAAGAAAGACGCTTCTTTTTAAGCAATCCAAGCGACACCATTAACTTAATTCTGCGGTAAATTGTAGCCTTAGATATACCAAGAAGGCTGTGCATAAGAGCAAGACGAGGGTAGCATTCGCCAGTCTTCTGATTTGAGTACCGCAAAAGCACTACAAGTATCGCTAGGCAATCGGCTTTATTCCTACCTGCCAAGCCTAAGAATATATCGTTTTTAAATAGACTTACAGGCACTCGTATATGACTTGTATATTTTGCCATTATTTCTTATGCTTACATGTCTTATCATGTTTCTCTTGCAACTGTATCATCTCCATAGCCCAGTCCCCCTCATAAACACCCTCTAATTCCGATTTTAAAGGCTTTAGACGCATGATCTTTAATTCTAACGAGTTCGTGTCCATAGCTGTTGGTTTATAATAGACAAGATATGCAGGAATACATAGTTTTTCAGCGATATATTCAACAACTGTGGTATATTTATTATACTTTCCTGTATCATAGACAGTTTCAACTATAGCTAGAGGTTGCCAACAGGGTTTGTTGATACAAATAGATACTTGATCAACATCAATATAACCAGCTCCAGAAATGGAGTTACGAAACCATTCTGAATAGTAATCGCCAAATCCACCTACAAAATAATTATATCTTGCCATAGTTCTTAGATCTTTCTTTCATTAATTCAATGTTAAGAACCTGTATCTCTTCGTTTAATCTATCTATTTCTTTTTTAAGTATGACAATCTTCTCATCATAAATTTCTATTACATCCTCAACATGTAGTTCTTGATCAATCATTTAGTTCTCCAATTTTTTAATAGATAAAATTACGCCACGAGGAATTACAACACAATCTCCTACGTCTAGGCTGTCTGAATTAAAACTATATGTTGCAAAAGTTTTTACCCAATCTTTATTATCTTCATAAAGATAACCTATTGTAGTACACATAGCAGGTACTAAGTCTTTTAAATCTTCTTCAGTATTCCATGCGTTGTCGCAACTGTTTATGTCTAACCAACTTATAATAACTTTATCAAAGTTTATTGGTTTCATACCACGCCTCATAAAAGTTATTAGGTTGAATTGATCCCTTAGTTCTTTCAGTTATAACTTTCATAAATTTAGGGTGTGGAATACGCTGACAATTTTTCCATCTTAAAATAGTTACTGTTGGATTAGTTCCTGTTAATCCAAATAACTTTGCCAGTTCTTTATTGCTGAGTTTATGATCTTCTTGGTACTGCGTTAGTCTGTGTTTCATTTAGTTTTCCTTTTTATTTTATTACCAAAGCAATCAAACATTCTGTGATACATCTTTAATAATTTATTTAATTGTGATTTATTCTTATTCATATTTACCTCTCTGTTTAAAACCCTTATAAACCAATATGGTTTAGTGTCAATTATTATTATTGACATAAAGGTTATTTAGAATATTGTAAGTTAAAAAATGAAAGGCGTAAAATGGTTATTGATTTAACAAAGAACAATTCTACAGCAGCTATTAAAAATATTGATGAGGATTTGGCACTCTCTTATTATTCTAAACTAGGTTTGGACCACAGCTCTCCATCACAAGAGAACTTATCAGATTCAGATTGGTTAGTTAGATACTGCCACTTCAATCAAGAAGATAGAAGACTGATGAACATCTCTTATCGTATGACTGCTGGTGTATCTATTGGTAGAGCTTCGCAGCGATTTGTATCTAAGTACATGTACGATGCTGAGAAGAAAATTCTTAATGAGAAAAAAGATTTAGATACAGTAATACAAGAAGAGTTAAAAGAATATGATAAGTATCAAGCACACAATGAATCTGATAAAGAGCAACACGAAGATACAAAAAATTATCTTACAGATATGATTCGGCTTACAGTGAAAGCTGTTCAAGACATTGGTTTAGACAGTGAGTCTGCCAGTGAAAGATATTGCACTCATAAATTTAAAGAATTAGTTTTGCCTAAGATCGGCAGAATAGATTACGAAGATAATAAAAATAAATTTATAGAATTAAAGACTAAGCATAGATCAAAAAGAAAATCAGATACTAAAGCAGGCTTCAGTTGGATCAAAGGTTATTTACCTAAAGCACCTGATGTTAATCACGTTAAGCAATGTGCTTTCTATTGGAAAGCTACTGGTAAAACTCCTCACTTGCTTTATGTTAATCAAGATAGCTACAATGTATTTACTCCTGACACTTGCGAACTACTTACTCCTGAGTATATGGATTTCTTAGTTCAAGGTGATTTAATTAAAGCTAAGATCAGACAGAATTTGGTTTATCTTTGCAAAGGTAATCCTTTTGAGATGGCTAAATTAATTGCACCACCAGATTTTTCTGGTTTCATGTGGAAAGATATACAAGATGAATATGTACGTAAGGCTGCAAGCCTATGGGATAATGTATAATGGATATTAATTATTATAATAAAACCCATCATAAGATTATAGAAAATTTTAGGCATGATATTATGATGCGTAAACTTAAAGAGAAGGAAGATAAAGAATTTAAAAATATGTTTATTAAAATATTTTTGATTATTGTTATTGCTATATTGTTATTGGCAGTAATTAATAATTATAGATGAAAGTAATTCTAATGTTAATAATGATGAATGGTACAGTCTATAATCTAGGCTATAAAGTTGAATCTTATGACGCTAGAACTTGCGATAAGTTATTTGACAGTGTAACTTACAAAGGAAAAACAAGTGGCAAGAATAAGCATGGTACTTTTTATAAATCAAAAGAAGTATTTGCTTATAGTTGCTCAATAGAAAAAACAACTAAAGGAAATAATGAAAGAAAAAATAAAACAGGTTAATGAATTGTGTGCAGCCAATGGTGCTTACATAAATCAACATGGTAAAAAAACTGTATCAGCTTGGTCTAAAGTTAAATACTTTAGAGAAGTATTTGGTACTGAGTTTGGTATTAACTGTGTCATACAAGAACATTCAGATCGTTATGTTATAATGAAATGTATTATAACTAAATGTGATCCAGAACATATTATAGCAACAGGTTACTCTAAACAGTTTAGAGATAAACCAGGTTATATTGAGATTGCTGAAACATTTGCAATCACACGAGCTTTAAGTTTCATGGGTATTCTTCTTGAAGATATAACTTCAAAAGAAGAGTACGAGGAATTAGATATTCCAGTACAACCTATGAATACTAAAGGTACATCATCAGCCGCTACAAGATATGATGAAGGTACAATTAATGAACTGATAAAGAAGGTTCACTACGCACCGCATACAGCAAAACTAGATTTTCTGTGGCGTGCTAATAAAGATCTTCTTAATCAGATAAAAATAAAAGATCTCGCAACTTACAATTCTATCTTGCAAAGATTTAATAGTAAACGTGATGAGATCACAACTCAAAATGAGGTATAATAATGAACGAGCAACCAAAGAATAAGATATATTTAAATCTTGTTCCTAACTTAAATAAAAAGCCAGGCGATAATCAACCAGTATTTGTTGCACCTAATTCTCCAAAAGCTCCAGAAGGAAAAAATTGGAAAATGAATGTGAACATTAATGGAGAATGGTACGATTATGCGGCATTCGACGGAGTTTCGATTGATGGTGAACCAACAGGTGGTTACACTGTGATCATCACGAAAAAAGAACAGCAAGCAACAGCAGGAGAAAATAAACAAGGAGGATTTAAAGCTGGCGGATTCCAAAAGAAACCGTTTACAAGTAACAAATCTTTCGGTAATCGTAGTTACTAATAGTAGGTAACACTATTATTAATTCTATCCCTAGGGTTTTCATCAGGCAGTCATGCCTACCCTTTCACTTTGTTTCCCTAGGGGTAGAGTAAAAAACAGAAAAGGATTATACATGGTAAACAAATCAGACTTCATTGACATTGAAGAAAAAATACAGAAAAGAATTATAGAAGATCGTCATCAAGAGTATGGAGATTACGAAGAGAACTTTGCATTACTTGCAGAACTATTCTCTATCGTTTTATTTGATAAGGTTAAAGTTGCATTAGTGCCTGAAGACGTTGGTCATATAATGATGGCACTTAAACTCTATCGTTGCACCAAAAGATATAAGGCGGATAGCTACGATGATCTTGCTATCTACTGCAAAATGACTAAGAATCTAAGGAATAAAAACAGTATTGCCAAAAAGGATAAGTAGTGCTAAAGTTCATACGTAATAAGAACTGTGAATGTTCTTTTGTTTATACAGAAGAATTTGATAGTGCAGAAATTGCATCAGATCCAGCTGCCAAAGGTGTAGTGATTGATGTTAAGATTTCCAGTATTAAAACAGTTTTTACAACGATTAAACAGAAGGAGCAATTAGTTGGAACAACTAAAAGTTCGTCTGCAAAAATTGAGAGATCTGCAAGAAAAGAAGTATCGCAAGGCTCTTGATTATCAGTATAAATACCAAAAGTATTTGTACGATTCAAAGAAGTTAATCTTTGAAATAGAGCAGACAAAAGAAAAGATAATGGCTTAAACTATTATCGTTTTAAAAAAACAACAATAGGTTGTTAAACAACCAAGGGGAGATCTATGACACCAAAAGAATTTAAACAACAAATAAAACTTAGGTATGGTTTTAATAGTTTTTCAAATCTAAATGATAAAGAAAAAAAATTATATCGTACTGGTTTTAAAACTGGTTACAAACTAGCAAGAGAATATTTTAGAACTTACATTAGGCACAAACAAACAATCGTTAAAGAAGTTATTAAGTATGTAACCATCAATGATGTTGTGGTTCCTGAGAACGTAAAAGAAATATTATGTATTGTTGCCAATCAACTGGGTGTTAATGTTAATGATGTTATTGCTAAGACTAGAATACAATCAGCTGTGATTGCACGATCCATATTAATTAATGTGCTTAGAGATAAGTACGCAATGCCTTTTACAAAGATTGGAGTTATCCTTGGTAACAGAGATCATACCACTATGATCCACCATGTTAGAATGAAAATGAATAAGGAACATTTCTGGAAACCTGATCACATTATTTGGAATAGATATAAGTACGTGATGGATCAAGTAAAGTAATTACTTTTTAAATCCTGATAACAAACTCTTATAAGATTTTTTAGATATAGTAGATTCAGATTTAGATCTTGATGTACCAGCTTCCTTACGTTTGTTTATATTATAATACAAACCTTTGCGAGCCATCTTACCTTCTTTAGTTTTGTGATAATTAGATTCCATATTACATTGATAGCAAAGATTTAAATCCTTTAACCATTTTATCTTTATGTTTCTTACCTCTCATTAAAGAACCATTAGGCATCTTATGATAACCTTCTTTTGATTCATGTTTTTTTGTATGTTTGTGTTTCATTATTTAGCCATTAGTGATTTGCCTTTTTTCTTTACACCCATAATAGTACCTTTATTTTCCGATGCGTAGAATACAGTCTTACCTTTTTCGTTACCATATTCTTTTTGCATTGCTGCTAAAATCTTTTTACCTTTTTTATTCAGTGGCATATTTGTGCTTACATTTTTGTTTTTTTAAGTACTCAATGTACATGTTCATACGCTTATCATTTTCTGTATTGATGACAACCTTTTGTTTTTCTGTTGTTCTTACATTATTAAAGTAAATATCATAGCAACTATGATCAAGGCTATGGCAAAAGTTAAGTTTCTCTGCATTTATAACCCATCCACCTTCATTGCTCATGTGTTCTTTGCCACAGATATGGCAGTTACCACAGCTCTTTAATATTTCTTTTCTCTTACCCATTTTTTATTTTCTAAAAAAATCATTTGTACAAAATTGTCGCACTCAACCAGCATACACCCTAAAACTTTTGTCGTCTAGTCTTCAATAAAATAAATTAAAAAAAATATTCCTAATAAAATATCGTTTGACTTAATATAACCGATATGGTACACTACCTAAATAATAAAAAAACAACAAAAGGAAAAACATGAAACAAATGAGAGAAACATCTGATAAGGAAAACTTAGTTAAGTCTTATGATAACTTAGCTAACTCTATCTTACCAGATACTTTACCTTACATCACTTATGATGAGGCAAGAAAAGCATCAAGACTATTGGCTAGAAAGTTTGGCAATAAAAAAGATGCAGCTCCATCAAGATATGGAAACTATCCAATTAATCTTCACATAAGAAAATGTTGGGTTTGTTTATCTGGAGATTCTTCTTTATTAAGCAGAGGTTGGAGAAGATTGATCCATGACTTAGCACACAGGCTCTTTAAATATAGGAGTCCAAGTCTTCCTGATCATTGTGCTTTGCAAGCAGAGTTTGAGGGACAAGTTATAAGATATGTTCTTCAATCTGGATGGTTAGATGGAAAGTTAAAACAGAAACCAAAAGCAAAAATATCTTCTGATCAAAAGAAAGAAATGAAGATTACAAAACTTAGAATGGCTGTTTTAAAATGGGAAAGAAAAATAAAACTAGCAAATACTTTTCTTAAGAAATATAAATCTAAATTAAGAAGAGCCACTAACTAAACTTAAAACTTTGTACCCCTCAAAATTGGGGGGTACTAAGTATCGTACCCACCTTTAAAAACTCATATACGTTTAAATTTGAAAGACTTTTTTTACTGATTAACTCTTTTTATTTCTGGCGGCAAAGTTTCTTGCAGCTTCTTTAGATCCAAAACCCCAAGCCTTCAATGCTAGCTTTAATCTTGTAGGCTCACCACTCTTGCTAAGTAAAGATCCTTTCATACCACCAAACCTTGCAGCAAAAGAAACTCGTCTTGGATTAGTGCCTGTCTTTACAGGAGCTTTAAGATTAGATCCTTCAGTACGATTAAAGTATTTTCTACCAGCTTCGTTTAATCCACCGCTTGGATTTTGATACATTTTTTTAACCATTATAATTTCTCTCTAAAAGGATTGTAGTCATCCTCATTTATCTTAAAGCATTTACACTGTTTTAGTAAAGCACAAAATCCTTTTCTTAACCAAAAAATACATTTGACATTTAACATAAACTATATTCTCCCCTGACCAACATATTCTTTATATGTTTTGTTTTTATTAACACGCTTTGTATGTCTGCCTTTTCTTTTTTTAGGTGGCTTTCTAATATGTTTGTTCTCAAGATTTTTTTTTGCCATTCTTTTTCTTTATTTTAATTTTAACATTGCTACCTTGCTGAGATAGTAAAGATACTTTCTTGCTGTATGCTTGAGAAAACATTGTGCCTATATCGTTAGACATTATTCTTTAGATTTGTTTGCCATTGTTCTAGCAATAGATTCACCTGATCTACCAACTACATATCCGCCAAGACCAATCTGTAATAATGTCCAAACATCGCCTGGTAATTCAAATGTTATAATTGATCCTGTAAATATTTTAATTACTGGACCCAAAATATAATTCCATACTAGAATAAATATAAGTACATACATTAGTAGTGGTCGCCAACTTGCTGTA